TCAATGCTCGGTTGTTATTTTCTCGTGCTCCTCGGCCAACTGCCGTAGCTCGGTATTAAAATCGGCGTTGATCCTCACACGCTCTTTAAGTTGGAACAATATTTCTTTTACCTGCGGGTCCTCCGGTTTTACATCTCCGCTTTCCAATTTGGCGACAAGCTCTTCCCCTCGGCGTATTACTGCTTCTGTTTCCGCCATCATCTTATCGCCCTGTCGTAAAATCTGATCTACATTCATAACGCAATAGTTTTTATCGTGTAAGTTTCATTAACAATCCCTTCGGCTTATGGGCGGGCTTGCTCGGCGATATCTGTGCCCGCAGTTGCATCCGCAATTCAAAATTTTCCATGACTAATTCATGGCGTTCTTTGAGTAATTGAAATCGGGCTTCGCTGGCTTTTTCATAGAGGTCCGAAAGGCTGTTGAGATCGAAAGGTTTATTTGGCTGTGTATTCATATTCATTATTGATAGAGGGATCGAACATCATAAATTCGCCGTCTTTGGCCCATTCACGGACCGTATAGTGCCCTTTGGGCAGATACCCGGCCCTGCGGACGGCTTCGGCCTCGGTGGGAAAATATCCCAGCGTGTGCCCTTCAAAGGATAGTTCGTAGATCATAGCCCGTATATGGTAATCAAACTTTCGGCCCGGAACGACCGGAACCCGCTCGCCTCAACATCGTAATATCTGACCGGGCGGCCATCGTCGGGGCGGCCTGTTCCCTTTACCATCGAGACCACCTCATGTAACGTGCCCGTAGCTTTACGCAATGTTCCATCGGTTTTCTCATAGGCGAACCGAACGACACCCGCCCGCATCCGCTTCGTCAGTCGATAAAGTTGCCACGCCTTCGATAAACATACGGCGAAGGCTTTACCCGTAGCACGGGCGATATGCCACGCCCGGCGCATGATGGTTGATAAATCTTGCTTTTTCATTGATCTATGCAGTTGTTGATTAGTCTCCGTAATATGTTCTGCTGTTGCCATAATAGTCGGCCGGGACATTCGCCAGCGGATGCCATTCAGCAACCTTCGGATCTTCCATCGGGCGGTTCTCGATTATCGCCGTCATGACCGCCAGCTTCTCGTTACGCCAAGCCTTGCGCAGGCAGGCCGAAAAGGTCATCGAAGCGTTGGCACGTTTCAGATACCAGGCGTTGCGCATGATCTTCGATTTGTTGTAGGTTGCTTTCATGGTCTTTACGTTTATTTCAATTATCACGACACAAATTTACGTATAATAAAATTAACGACCAAATAAAAGAGCATAAAAGTTTACGTAAACTGCGATTATTTTTACCAAAATTGCGTTTTATGGATATTTTGTCCTATATTTGCACTTGGAGAAACTTTTAATATATTGCAACTATGTTACAACTTAAGGATTTATTAAGGCGTAAAGGAATGACCGCAAAAGAACTTGCGGTAAAAATCGGCATTAGCGAGGGTGCGTTATCTAAGTCGCTTTCGGGTAATCCAACACTTGAACGCATCGAACAGATAGCCGCCGCTCTCGGTGTATCGGTTCCCGAGCTTTTCGCCCCTCAACCAACAAACACAATCACCTGCCCGAAATGCGGGACGGTGCTGGAGGTAAAGGAACGGGAATAGCCTCCGACTGCTTGCCGTTGGGCTGGGGCTCGCTTTACAAAATATTCACTTTTTTTGTGGATATTTCTAAATAAAGCGTTATATTTGCCATTGAAAACAATACGGCACGATGTTTATAGAGTTTGACAAAGAGTATTTGCGGGAACTGTTCGAGCAGGGACGCACGGGCGACAAGAAGCACCGCTACCAGCCCGAGGTGATACGAGGATATTACAAGTGTATCATGCTGTTGAAACGGTCTGCAAACGTTGAGGAGTTATACCGGATCAACTCGTTAAATTACGAGGTTCTGCAAGGTGATAAGGCCGGTATATCATCGGTTCGGATCAATCGCAAATACCGCCTTGAATTTACCGTAAGGGAGGTAATGAACGAACAGATAATAACCGTATGCCGATTGTTGGATATTAGCAACCATTACAAGCAGTAGCGATATGGAAACGACAAAGAAAATTTACGCACCGCATGAATTGATATGCGCCGAACCGATCCACCCCGGAGAAATGCTCAAAGACGAATTACAGGCACGGGGCATATCGCAACGGAAATTTGCCGGTATCATCGGGATGCCTTACACGGCCTTTAACGAGATTATCAACGGGCACCGACCGATCACGACCGATACAGCATTGAAAATCGAGGCGGCAACGGGGATAACAGCCAATTTGTGGATAGGCTTACAATCTGACTACAATATGCAGACCGCCCGCCGAGACACCGGACTGTCGGCGGTGCTGGATCAGATACGCAAAGCGGTTGCGGTACTGTAAAGGTCGGGCGAAAGCCCGACAGAATAACTGTTGCGGTAAACTTATCAAAGTGGAGAAGGGAGAATAGTAACGGAGACGCCAGCGCATTACATATATTTCTATCCGGGGTTGCAAGGTTGCACCCCTATATAGGGGATGCAACCTGCAACCCAAGGTATATAGACAGAAAACTATGGAATTACAACCTATCCAAAACAAGATATACGAAATATGAGCTTACCACATCCGTATTGAAAATAATTCAAATATTTAGCAATAATAAACATATCTTATTCGTCTATAAAATGGGTTAAATTCCAAAAGATCAAAATAAAATTATCACGATATTTGCATCCTATAATTCAACACGATATATTTGCGCAATAAAATACACTATCATTATGGCCTACCCTGTATTATCTATTGCCAATAAAATTTTGGCATATGGCGCAGCTGCAAATGACGAAGGGGAACTTTTTTCCAATATGAAACTCCAAAAATTGCTATACTACGTGCAAGGATTTCATATAGCAGTTTTTAATCGTCCTTTGTTTAACGAAGACATTGAAGCCTGGATGTATGGTCCTGTGGTTCCTGCGGTATATGAATATTACCAAGAGAACGGAAATAAAGGAATCATGCCTAATGAAAAACCCATTACTTTAGAAGCAGAAGAAGAAAGTTTATTTAATGAAGTGCTTCGCATTTATGGAAACTACTCAGCGATTGGTTTGATGAATTTCACCCACAATGAAATGCCTTGGCAAAGCACGCCGACAGGTAAAGGACACATTATAACCAAAGAAAAATTAGGCGAATTTTTTCATACTCGCTTGGCGTAATTATGTCTAAAAACAACAGGAGGAAGATCATTCCCCCTCAAGATGAATCAATTAGCATATCGCTAAATCATATTTACAAAGAGAACTACCCTTTATTTTGTTTCAAATACCTAAGCGAAACATCTATTTCAACTTGTAGGGACCATAAATTCTTCTTCGAGTTTTTAATTAGACTCCAAAAAATATCACAATTAGGTTGGCCAGAGATTAGAACCGCCCCTCGTCATGGATTTGGAATGGAGTCTATATCCGTTGATCAGATCAAGCCCCAACTACCGGCATGTATAACTCCAGACGTAAGAAAATTGCACGTTTTTAGAGCAACGGGAGATAATCATCCATTTATAGGGCTCCAAATAGACCGCATTTTTAGAGTTCTTTTTATTGAAGCCAACTTTGGAGATATTTATGATCATGAATAAACAGATAGCCACCCTTTGAGGTGGCTATCTGCGTTCAAAGCCAACAGCAGAGAAATAGCCGTTAAGGAGGAGGGGGGGGGTACTTTATCGAGGCGGCTTTATTATTGCAAAAATGTAACTCGACCGCCTCTTGGCTATGTGTGAGTGTGTTTAATGTGAAAAACACATATCACACATATTTCTGAACCAAAATAGTTTAAGTATGTTTGCAATATCAAGCAAGAAAAAACATACAGAACCGATGCAATAATTCGTGTTTTTTCTTGCACAATGTGCCGAAGATTAACACCTTTGTCGCAGATGCTTGTGAAGTAGCAAGCCACGGACAAAACCGAAATAACAAAATCAAAGGGTCTGTTGGCACAAGCTGGCAGGCCCTATTTATTAACTTAACCGGGTGTGAAGGAGCACCCTAACAGACGCTATGACAAATATAACGTCAATGATGGAAAACGGAGCCAATATTACCGTAGCCATCACATTGGAAGATTTGAGGCGGTTCCATCAAGAGGTAATCGCCGACACAAAAAAAGAGTTGGAGGCGCAGATCGCCGAGGACAGAGGCGAGAGGTATCTATCTATCAAGCAAGTATGCGAAATGTTGGATGTAGATCCCAGTTCGCTATGGCGGTGGCGTAAGCGAGGTTATCTTGTCCCTGCCGAGATCGGCGGTAAGCGTCGCTACAAGATGTCGGATATTCGTAGAATCTTAAACGGGAGGGCCGCACAATGAAAACAAGAAAAGCGGCCGTAGCCGCCCTAATAAGTACGTACAAAGATAATTATAATTCGGAACCCATCCAAGCCGACACGCAAAAAGCTCGCAAGGCTATCGCCCTCGAAATGCTCAAAGGAGGAATGCAGGTTACGGCTATGGGCCTAAACGTGATGATTGGCGGTAATGATGCCCGGCGGTGGATGACCGAAGTGCGACGGAAGGCAGACGGTTATGTGGTTCGAACTTATCCCTTGCGGGATCGTAGAGTCGTCTATCGGTTGGAACGGATCAATACGGATTATAACCTCTTCAGTGGACAGGAGGCCGCCGACCATGAATAAGCCCCACTATCGGAAGCCGCAAGCGGTCAGGGAACTCGAACGGATGGCCCTCGACCATTTCCGCCGAGATCATCCGAATTTTCCCGAGTATGCCATCCCGCCACAGTCCTATCGGGATAATACGGCGAACGGCTTGACGAAATGTATTGTGGATTACATTCGCTACAATGGCGGCCAGGCTGAAAGAGTCGCCACGATAGGGATGCCTGAACAAAGAGGTGGTCGGATCGTATGGCGCAAATCGAATACCACGAAAGGAAGTGCCGATATTTCGGCTACAATTGCAGGCCGGAGCGTCAAAATTGAGGTGAAGATCGGCCTCGACCACCAAAGCGAGGCACAACGCCGTTATCAGGCATCTATTGAGCGGGCAGGTGGCCTATATTTCGTTGCCAAAGATTTCACAACTTTCGTCGAGTGGTACAGCGAAAAATTCAATCGGGATTGCTATGGAAAATCTTGAAACGATCAAACTGTCTAAACAGCAAGAGTTGGCTCGCTACCGTCGGCGGACGGATGCAAAGCCCTATGTTGTCAATAAATTGAGAGAGCAGATCGCCGCTCTGGAAAATTGCGTGGACCTGAACGATAGCAAGGTCGATAATCAGTTATTGATTTTACTGCGAGATACGTTGTATAAGGCCCTATATGTCGAAAATCGTGCTGATGTCCTGATTGTCGGAATGCGCCTCACTAATCACCCCGAGATTGAACGGGTGGACCTGGCCGACCTGGTGTATAGTACCAAACTCGATGATCCGCAAACGGGTCTCTATGAATTGCTGGAGATCGGCCGCTGTATTCGAAGCGATAAGGCCGTCGCCCGGCTTACCTTCCGGCATATTCTCGAAGGATTGGATAACTTCAAAGTGTAGCTGATTATGGGATTCGTAGACGATGTTATCATGGGTGAGCCGGGATCGTCGAAAATTGACATTTCTGCTCTTGTTATCGACCTGTCGGAACAACTCCCCGATCCGCAACCGATCGTGCGAATTTGGGGCAATCTAATTGCTTCTCGGGGCAATGTATCGACCGTGGTAGGCTTGGCCAAAAGCCGGAAGACCTTTTTGACCGCTGCCGTGGCTTCGGGATTTCTTTCTTCGTCCGACTTTCTGGGGTTTGATACCCCGGCCACGGGCAAGGTAGTCTATATCGATACCGAACAGGCCCGGGCACACGTGCATAAGGTTGCCAGGCGGATTCTACGAAGCATCGGCTTGCCGACCGACCACAACCACGATAAGCTCGTCGTGGCAGCTTTGCGGGAGCTGACGCCAGATCAACGCCGGGAGGCCACAGGTGAAATCCTTCGCCGGTATAAACCCGATCTGCTGATTCTCGACGGCGTGGCGGACCTTTGCAACGATCCGAACGACCTGCACGAATCGGAGGCCCTGACTTGTGAGTTGATGCGCTGGAGTAGCGAGTATGATAACCACATACTTTGTGTGCTTCATAGCAATCCAGGCGGAGAGAAAGCCCGAGGGCACCTCGGCTCTGCATTGCTGCGTAAATCGGAAACAGTGATGCTGGTAAAAGCAGATGGTGATACCTCGGTAGTCAGTCCGCAGTACTGTCGCAATGAACCATTCACAGAGTTTGCATTTCAGATCAACGCTTCCGGGCTTCCGGAGTTATGTGGCATTCCAGCACCTCAGCCTAAAGAGAATGTTTTTGCTGAGATCATGGAGGCAGGAAAGGTTTATGCGCACTCAGAGTTGATTGAAATGCTAATGGAAGCGGTTGACCTCAAAGAAGGAAGTGCTAAGTCGAAGATTTCCCGTGCAGTCAAAGCCGGGACAATCGTGAAGAATCAAGCTGGCGGTTATTATCTTCCGGGGTCGCAAACTGAGGTTTCACAACCCGAGTTGCACGATGAACCTTTCTAAATATTTATGTTCCGTTACAGCCTTGTGGGAGGCGGGTTGCAGGTTGCATCCCCTATATAGGGGTGCAACCTTGCAACCCCACCCGCCCCAAAACGGTATGAAACCAATAATAAAACAGAAAAAGATTATGACACAGCCCAAGAAAAAGACGGCATTTGTGCCGTGCAAATCATTCAAGCATGACGGTGCAACCCTTACGGTCGGAGTTGCCGAAGTGACCGTAAATCGCAAACCTAATCCGTCAGAGGTGTATTTGTGTGTTAAATACTTCGGTGATGAGGGCACTCCCGAAGCGGTCGTTACTTTCACGCCGGACAAGGTGATAGAGATCGCAGAGGCTCTGTTGGGGTTTGCGAGGGTGGCCCACAAACAGGATGGGCGGGTATAAACCCGCCTATCCTCGAAAGCAAGGGCCGTAAACTGTTCCCCCGCATTTTGGTTCCGACAAGCCAAATGTACTAAAAACGGGGGAATGAGCAGGATGAATCCAAAAGAAAAACGCAGAGGCGGCCAGCGGGACGATTCCGAGGTCCATATAAGCTATTCGAGGGGGCGGTTGATGCAGCTTATTGTGGACACGGATCGGAAACTCGGGGCTAAATATGACCACGACTTCAAATATCACTTCAAAAAAGATAAACTATTAAATATTAAAATGTTATGAAAAAAGAAACCAAAATCTACACGGAGTATTGCATCCGGAATCAAATCGCCGCCGGAGGATCTGACGATTGGCAAATTCGTTTAGGGAAATACGTCATATCATTGCAATACGTGGATTGCCCTGGCGATGGCTTCTTGGGCCGTCTTGCGCCTTTGGCGGGG